ACGGTGGTCTATGTGGCGGTGCCGGAGTTGTTGGCTCAGTACCGAGCGTGGAAGCGTGGGAGTCGCTTTGCGGACTCTTGGCTCCGGGGCCGAGTTACGAAGGTCAACCGTCTTGTATCAGCTTGGGGTAAACATACTGTGGTCGTGGATGGGACAGCGGAGCGACCGGCAGTGGCCGAAGAGTTGAGGGTGATTCTTAATGCCGAAGCGTAAGCAACCTGGACTCTACCCAACCAAGGGCGTGAGAGTGAACGCTGAGACCCGGCGTTACCAGATGCTGGAGCTTACTAAGGCAGGCCTTACCGAGAAGAAGATAGCCGAGCAGCTGGGCGTGGCGAAGAGCTTGGTCAACCGGGAGATGAAACGCCTCCTGGGCGACCTTGCCCGCAGTGCTACCAGGACGGCGGACTTGGTACGAGCTCTACAGATGGAGCGGTACGAGGCGCTGCTGTCTCGGTATTGGCTCCTAGCCATGCAGGGAGACGCCGCTGCGGCCCTGATGGTATTAAAAATCATGAAACAGATCGACAAAATTAACGGTATTATCCCAGACCGACCACTCATATCGATGGTCGATAACCGGAGTCAGTTGCAGGTGAAAATTGGCGACGATGACCCAAGAGTCGTCCTTGACGGTCTCATATCTGCTATCGCTACCCGCAGCGATGCGAACGGAAGCAATCCAGCAATTGGAGCCGTCGCAAGCTGAAGCTCTCCGCTATTGCTGGCCGTTCTGGGCGAGAGCCAATCAGCTACCGCCGGACGGGGATTGGCTGACGTGGTTGCTGCTGGCGGGCCGAGGCTTCGGCAAGTCTCGGACTGGGGCAGAGGAGACACGCCGTGGCGTAGCATCTGGCGAGTACAAGCGCATCGCTCTGATTGCTACGACACCTGCCGACGTGCGGGATGTCATGATCGAGGGCGAGTCCGGCATCCTGGCAGTCACACCGGAGGCGGAGCGGCCCAGCTATGAGCCGTCGAAGCGCAGATTGACATGGCCTAACGGTGCTATGGCCCTGGCCTTCTCCTCCTACGAGCCAGACCAGCTACGCGGCCCGCAGTTTGATTTTGCCTGGGGCGACGAGCTAGCGGCGTGGAAATACGCCCATGAGACATGGGACAATCTGATGTTCGCCTTACGCCTGGGCGACCACCCCCGAGTCGTTGTCACAACGACACCCAAGCCTATCGAGATCGTGCAGAGGCTGCTAGAGCTACCGACTACAGCAACGACGCGAGGCTCCACCTACGACAATATTGCGAACCTAGCACCGTCGTTCATCTCGACCATCCGCGATCGGTACGAAGGGACACGCACAGGGCGGCAGGAAATCTATGCCGAGCTAATGGCGGAATCAGAGGGAGCCCTGTGGACTCGTACCATGATCGAGACCACGCGGGTTGCCGAGGCTCCTGAGATGCAGCGGATCGTCGTGGCTATCGACCCTGCCGTGACGAGTACGGAGCAGTCTGACGAGACCGGCATCGTCGTTGCAGGCGTCGGTCGAGAGGACGGCCACGGGTATGTCCTGAGCGATGCCAGTGGCCGCTACTCGCCGACCGGTTGGGCAGAGCGGGCCATCGAATTGTTCCACAAATTCAGCGCCGACAGGATCGTTGCAGAATCCAACAATGGCGGGGACATGGTGGCGCTAACGCTCCGAACGGTTGACCGAAGTGTGCCGATCAAGCTGGTACACGCAAGCAGGGGAAAAGCGGCGAGGGCCGAGCCGGTGGTGTCTCTATACGAGCAGGGCCGCATCCATCATGTCCCCGCCTTCCCCTCGTTGGAGGATCAACTCTGCACCTGGGAGCCGCACAGTGGCGACAAGTCGCCCGACCGTCTCGACGCTCTCGTCTGGGCGCTGACGGAACTGATTGTGGACAGCAAGGGTCGACCGAATGTACGGTTCCTGTGAGGGCTAATTGGCTACGGCGAGGAGTGGAGCTAGCTGCCGTGATCATGGTCGTGGCAGGTATCGGCATGGCCCCTGTGCATCTTCAGCTAATCACTACGGGCGCAATCGTCGTGATAGTATTGCAGATGGCCGAAAGAGGCCGGTAGGGGATAGGTGGGTTAATGACGCTTCTTAGTCGAGTTGTGTCGGGCTTGATGAAGGCCCCAAATACCGAGCGCCCCGCTATGGTTCCTCGTAGCGCGGGCCTTGCTGCCAGCGTCAGCGCGTCGATAGGTACGTCTGGTAGCCAGCTTGACCATATGCAGGCGTACGGCGCGGTCGGCTGGCTGTTCGCCACCGTTAATCGCATAGCCCAGGCCACCGCTGCGGCGGAGTGGAAGCTGTACCGGAGGCGAGGTGCCGACCGCCTAGCTATCGATAGTCACCCGCTACTCGACCTCTGGGAATCCGTGAATCCGTACTATACCCACGCGGAGTTCTTCGAAACGGCCCAGCAGCATATCGACCTCGCCGGTGAGACCTTCTGGCTGCTCGTGCGCGGCCCCTCGGGCCTGCCGGTAGAGATGTGGCCTCTAAGGCCCGACCGCGTTAAGCCCATCCCTCATGCTACCGATTACATCGCAGGGTATGTCTATCAGCTTGGTAGCGACAAGATACCGCTAGAGCCTGACGATATCATCCATATCCGAATGCCCTCCCCTCTCGATCCCTACCGTGGCATGGGGCCGGTTCAGGCGCTCATGTACGACATGGAGAGCGACAAGGCAGCGGCCCAATGGACTCGTAATTTCTTCAACAATAGCGCCGAGCCCGGTGGTGTGATTGAGCTAGAGACCGCCCTGAGTGACGACGAGTACGCCAAATTCGTGCAGCGGTGGGGCATGCAGCACCGAGGCGTCAGCAATGCCCACCGTGTGGCGATCCTAGAGAATGCCAAATGGCATGACCGGAAGATCACTCAGCGCGACATGGAGTATAGCCAGCTTCGCCGGTTGACTAGGGAGATCGTGACCGGTGCGTTTGGGATGCCCGCTGCACTCCTCGGGGTTAGCGAAACGGTAAACCGAGCCAACGCCGAGGCCGCAGAGGTCATGTTTAGCCGGTGGGTAATCCGCCCGAGGCTGGCTCGTATTCGTGCCTCGGTTAACACGCGGCTGGCTCCCATGTTCGGCCCCGACTTGATGATGGACTTCACCGATCCGACGCCTACTGACAAGGCGTTCGCCCTCTCCGAAGCGACAAGCGGATACTCTAGCGGGCTGCTCACTCTGAACGAGGCCCGCGCTCGTTTGGGCGAGGGAGAGGTAGACGGTGGCGACGAGTTCCAGAGCCCCGCAGGGATGAATCCGTTTACACTTTCTCACTCAGGGACTAGTCGCTCAAGCGTGGCCGTAGGAGGCCAAGCGTTTACCGACATAGGGGCCAAGTACCTCCACACCCTGAAGGCACCCGCTGACGGCGGCGCAGAGGCCGCTATGGCGAAGCGGTGGGCCAAGCGTCTTGGGATAGAGCGGGATGCGGTAATCGCCCATGTGGCGGAGCGGTGGGGAGGTACTACGTCAGCATCGATCAAGATCGAACTCAGCGATGTCTCCAGCTACGATTGGGATTGGTGGGCTAAATACAGCGACGAGATGGTCGAGGAGCTTAGTGAGGCATTTGAGAAATCACTGCTTATCGCCTATCCGGAGATGATGACCGGAGAGGCGCAGCGTCTGGCGGGCGTCTACGCCGAGACTAGAGGAGCCCGCCTGCTACGCCTAGACGGCGACATGAATATCGCCAACCTAACTCGGGCGCGGGTCAACACCCTGGTAGCCGGTACGATTGAGCGCGGTGACTCTCTCGGTACGCTGTCCAAGTCTCTACGTAACGACTTCGCCTTCTCGCCCAAGCGCGCACGACTGGTAGCAAGGACGGAGACGGCCACCGCTCTGGGGCAGGGCCAGCAGCAAGCCGCCAAGTCGAAGGGCTTCAGCGAGAAGTCCTGGGTCACCCAGGGTGATGCGCTTGTGGTAGATGTGTGCAAGGTCAACGAGGCCGTTGGATGGATCAGTATGAGCGATCCGTTTCCGTCGGGAATCGACACGATCCCTCAGCATCCCAACTGCCGCTGCACGGTGCTATACCGGGCCAAGGAGGTGGCTGAGATCGATGTCGCAGAGGGGCTTGAGATCGATGTTGAGGAGGGGATAGCAGGATCGCGGGGCATTGTAGCAGAGGCCCGTTGTCAACAGTGCGGGCGGCTTGTGGGCAAGCACGTCAATGCCTCTGCCACAATCGCCTGCCCACGCTGTCGCACTATCTGGGCAGGTCAGGCCGCAGACGTGACCCGTGGCTGAATCCGAACAGAGTCCTCAAGAGGAGCTATTAGAGGCCCAACGCAGGATTGTGGAGCTTGAGGCACGTACCAAAACCACGCTAACGGGGACACAATTTCTAACTATTGTGTTGGTCGGCCCGTTGTTTTTAGCGTTTGTAACATTAGGAGTTTTAATTGTGTGGAAGACGACCAGCAAGCCCGCTGAAATCGCTCCACACCTTTGAGTGCGAGACATAATTTTGGTTGCTTTTTCCATCTTTGCGCTGCCCGTGACAGCCGCAGCGTCGTCAATAGTAGCGTTGATGAGTGATGAAATCAAAAATAGGATGAAGGACAATGGCTAAAAACAAGTGGGCTTTTTCTCTACCAGGGCTGGGCGTCCGACTGCCTGGTATATCTAAGCTACGACTCCCCCTCCCAGGAGGCATCTATCTGGGAGGCGGCCCGCTTATTGCCATATCGATGTCTGCTGTGATCCTTGGTTTTCTGGCCTCACTTTTCTTATTAATGTCAAAAGGCGACCAGGAGATTACGTGGCCGATGCCTGGCGCTAGCTACGAAGCACCGTCCCATATCGGCCAGATAATGAGGGACGCCGAGGAGCCAGCCGTCCAATCCCAGACGCTACAGATTAATCTACCGAGCGGCCTCCGCTTGGACGAGATCACGTTGACAAATATCTCGCTCGGCGCAGGTGGGATAACCGACGCATTCCGGCTAGCTGGCACGAGTACAGCCGACCGGCTTACAATCGATACTCTCATTATCCGCAACAGTGAATTCCCGACGATGGACTTCGCAAACGGCGATATTTACAGCATAGTCGCAACCTCCTCAGTGGCGGCAGCAGGACATACTTTTTCTCCCACCATGTCCTCCAGCACGAACGATGTTGCGATTGGGTCTGGGCGTGGCAGCACCTCGTACATTGCCTCCGACATGGTGGTTGACAGAATCATCGTTCACCAGACTACTACCGGCGGGGATGTCCTCATCGGCACGTTGACCCTGGACGGGGTCAAGGCGTGGACAGGAGCTTTTAACGCTGATTATTTTGAGATCGGACGCCTGATCCTGGAAAATGTGAGGATCGGGGACGATGGCGATATAAATAGTGCCGACCTAGTAATCAATGCCTCTGTGTCCGTGAATAACGTGCTGGACGGAGTCGTGGAGAAGCCCATATTCATCAGGTAGATTGACAGCCGTCCGGCTGTATGCATACAATTTAAGTAGTGGCGAGAGCGCCTAGAGCGCCAGGGCCATAACTCCGCGAGGCGCATGACGCCCGTTCTCAGGTTCACCGGAGCCTG